ATCACTCTTTGATGTTTTTGGACAATAGAAGAAACGGGATGCTGATGAAGTAGTTTCTTCCCCATAACCTCCTTGCCCTGCATCTGGAAGCATCTTACCTGCTTCTTCATCAAAGATTATGTTTGCGGGAAATCTACCTTCAGCTCCATCACATACTGCCCCATCTGCAATTTGACCATATTTTTTTTCACTTTGATAATTACCGACTTTATTTCCATCTTTATGAGATGTTCTTGGTTTTCCCTCAACCCTACAACCATCTATATTTATAGCTCCAGTTCCCCACTCTAATACATTATCTGCTACCGTTTTTTCACTTATAGGTTTTCTCCCCATAACGATTGGTTCATGTGCAGGTTTAAGAGAAGTGCCCCAACCTTGCCATTGTTTCGCCTCATCGGTTACTGGTTCTGTTATATCAGCTGAAACGGATACGAACCCATTTCCTGAACTATCTCCATTAAATGTTTCTTTTATCTTCCGCTTTCCCTCTCTTAAATCTTTGGCTTGTTTTTTTAGTATATCTTCTCTCTGTCCTATTACTTTTCGTTCTTCTAACTTACCGGCAGCTTTGTCAATTTGTTTAGATATATCCATAGATTTGGGAAACCCACTACCATACACCCACATCATTTGGTCTCTAATCTCAAACCCAGCGTTCTCTACACCACTTGCCAATCGGTGATACATTCTACTTCCACCAAATGCTAACATATACCCACCTGGTTTTAGAACTCTGTAACATTCCATAGACCATTCGGTTACCCATTTCTCAAACTCAATGTTATCAGCGAGGGTAGTCATTTTCATACCTGCTCCCAAACCTTTAACAACTTGTGATTTGGTTTCTTTGGTTGCTTTTACCTTATCCCAATCTTTACCCATAAATGATAATCCATACGGCGGATCAGTAACAATACTATCCACCGAATTATCATCTAATTCCTTTAACTTATCTAAACAATCTCCTAATAATAATTTCATAACTTATCCCATATTTTCAACATACTTTTTGTGAAGTAGTTGTTTTGTTTCTAATTGTCCACTTGCTGCCTCTTTGGTTGCAAGAATACCATCTGGAGTATTTCCTTCATATACTTCAATAAAACCTGTGTTAGTATCCATCTTACAAGGGAAAGTAATTCCATCTTGTCCAAATCGGTTTTTCATCACGTGAGCCCTTGCAGTATTATTCAATTTATCTTTTGCCTTTCTACTCCAACTCATAATAAAATCTGCATTCATTACCTTAGCGTAAGAATCTGCGATTTTATCTGCTTCAATAACCTCACTATCAATTGCCGAACGATTGGTCTGTGATGCAGTCCAAATTGGTATTCCTAGTTCTCCACCCATTCCACGGAGGTCAATATACACCCCACCTTGTTCGGCGTAAGTAGAATCGGTTTTATTTGAATGTGATAATAACAAATCGGCGTAATCCACAATAATCAAATCAGGTTTATTACCACTAGCAATCATCTTTTCAATATGTGCTTGTAGTTTTTTAACACTAACACCTTTTGGTGGATAATACTTGATAAGTAATTTACCACGAAGACCTTTAATCTTTTGGTAAACTTCCTCTGTTTTTTCTTTTAACTGAGCAGATGGGATATGGGTAAAAACCGTATCGTATCGTGCACCTACATAGTGTTCGGACAACTCCATTGTATAATGAACTACCGAAAGGCCTTGTCTTACTGCAGATGCACCAAGAGCCGTTAGAATCCAAGTTTTACCAACTCCAGATGGTGCAACTACTACTCCTAATTCACCTGGACCTAATCCACCATCCATCAAATCGTTTATAGGTTTCCAATCAGTTAGAACGGTATCCCTTTTCTCATCAGTTGAGCGTTCGGCAAAATCCATTAGATAATCATGTCCTAAATCATTCTCAACACCAACTTTCATTGCCTTATCAACCAATTCTTTAATTCTATCATAAGAACCAGCCTTGAGTAAATCAACTGATTGAAGGATTACATTTTTAAGATTTTGGTTTTTACAAAAATCGGTAAACTCATTTTTGATATAATCCATATCAACATTACCAACTTGAGTATAAATGTGTTTTAATTGGTCAACTACCGTTTTCTTTAAAACATCATTATCCACCTTGGATAACTGAGATTTGAATACATCAAGGGTTGGATTTTTCCTATATTCTTTGTGATAATCAAGTATTTCTGCAACAATCCATTTATTTGCTTCACTTTCAAAAAATTTGGTAGTTGTAATCTCCGAAATAGTATCTAAAAACTTACTATCGGTTAGTAAAGCCGATATAACTTTTGATTGAAACGATTGACCATATTTTGATAAAGTATCTACTTCCTGCATTGTTTGTAAAATTTATACAAAGATACGAAAATTGTATGAATTATACAAGTTCCGTAATAATTTTATTTTTGTAAAATTGAATTAAAGATATTGGTTTATAAAAAGTGGTGTCATTTCTCCCACACCTGCATAAAAACAATTATATTCTAAAAATTCAAAGGCCTCGGTATAATCCATCTCATCATCAAATTCCTCTAACTTCATAACCATTAGTTCTTTTCCATAAACTAATCTACCGTCATCGGTAATTCCAATAATTGCATTATCATAAAAATCAGGGTCACCATCAGGACCATCTGGCTTTAGTGCACTTGCATATTCTGCTGCATCTAATATATCTACTAAGTTTATTTCCATATTTGTTTAATCGGTTATGAAGTTTCCAAATGTTCCTTTTGTCCAATCATTTATATCACCGAAGTTATTAACTACTTTATATTTTAGAAGTATTTTCAGAAAATCAATTTTGTTTAAAGGTCTGATTTCTTGGTTAAATCTATCCAAAACCTGCATCTTGATTACTCCACTTATATCAACATCTTTTAGTTGCATAAGTTTTTGGTTCATGAGGATTTGATCTTTTGCTTCAAGAATATCATTATATAATTTAATCTTACCTTTTGTTTCTACCTTTTTAGTTTCACATAAGTTAAACAAATCTTCTACGGATACTTCTTTTTGTTCGGTTATTTCGGGAAATCTTTTGATTAAGGTTTTAATACCACACCCATATACACCTGGTATATTATCAGATGAATCTCCATCCAAGATTCGGTATAAAAGAATATTTTCCGATTCAATTCCATATTCTTCTCTTACCGCCTTTTTATTATAAATTTTCTTTTTGGTTGGTGACCAAACGATGGTCTTATCATCAACTAATTGTAGGAAATCCTTATCAGTTGACATGACCACCGCTTGTTCATCCTCTTTTAACAATTGAGTTGTAATATAAGCCATAACATCATCGGCTTCTACTCCATCATAAATCATCGTTGTAACCGGAAGATAATTCAGAACCTCATTTAACCAAACGAATTGGCGTTTCATGGATTCCTTTTCATCTTCATCATTCATCATACCTGCGTATGCCCGATTTACTCTGAGTTGATTCCCTTCTCGTTGTGCCTTATATCCCTCAAATTGTTTTTTACGAGTTTGTGAGCCACCTTTACCATCAAATACTACAATACATCTTGTTGGTTGAACCATTCGAATTGCGTAACCTATTGACTTTAATACACCTACCACACCACCAACATGGTCTCCATCATCATTCATTGTAGGAATGGATGTCCAGCATCTGATAAATGTATTTAACCCATCGATAATTAGAACACGAGAATTTTTGTGTTTATCGATATTTTGGGTTCGTTCTGTTTCAACCGAATTCAAAATGTTTTTGTAGAGTTCCTTCATTATTTATTTGGAAAAATATTTATCAAGTGCTTTTAATCTATCATCTGCATCCACCAACATCTTTAATGCATCTTCTGCATTATTGTAAAAATCAGTTGTTGAATGGTCACCAATACCTACACCAGTGTTTCCTAATAAATCAAGAGTCAAAAGTGCCTTGGCCCTATCGGCCTCAGCAGATGTTTTTAACATTGTAATTAAATTATTATTCATTATTTCAATTTTTAAATTAATCATCCATTCCTTCACCCCCCATGGTAATTTCCATATTGTCAATATCTAATGTGTCTGATTTATATTGTAAAATTGTTTCTTCACAAATCTTTTTATATATTTGCTCCTTCAAATCAAGTCTTTCTTCCATCAATTGGATAAAATCTTTTGATTGAAATTTTACTTCTTCACCAGTTTCAGTATCAATATATGTATACCATGCACCTGCTTGTTTTACTACTTTATTGTCCTTCATTACTCCTAACCAAGAACCATAGTTATCAATTCCCCTATCAAAGTAAATTTCAAAATCAGTTGAACGAAGTGGGGGTCCCATACGATTCTTCACTACTTGAGCTCGAACCTTCATACCTACAATTTTATCGTTACCACCAACCTTCATTTTAATTTGACCAGTTCCTTTCAATCTTAATCTAACCGAAGCATGGAATGCTAGTGCCTTACCACCACTTGTTGTCCAAGGGTCACCAAACGGCATTGCGTTCATTTTCTGTCTTAATTGATTTGTATAAACCAAAAGAATTTTCTGTCTACCAATCATGTTGGTAATCTTTCTCATCGCCTTTGAAATGATAATTGCTTTATCGGTAGCATAACCATCTTTACCATAATCCGATGCAAGTTCTGCCTTTGATGAAGCAGCAGCAACAGAGTCCGTTACAATAGTTACTAATCTATCTTTGGAAGTTTCCCTAACCTTTTCAATAATGGTTTCGGTAAAATCAAAGATTTGTTCTACTGAATCTGCTGATACATAAAGTAATTTAGAAATATCCACACCGATTGCTTCTAAAAATTCTCTACTTACTGCAGTTTCAGTATCAATTAGTACCGCGACACCTCCTAACTTTTGAGTTTCGGCTAGGAGGTGCGCGGATAATAGTGATTTACCTGATTGTTCTAAGCCAGTTACTTCAACTATTCTACCAACTGGCAATCCACCATAAGGGCGGTTAGAAATTGCAACATCCAACATTGCACATCCAGTAGATACCCAACCATCTACATTGGTAGGGGCTTCATCTTCATCCAAGAAGAATGCTACCTTCTGGTCTTTGGAATGTTTATTTAGTTCACCCGCTAGGATATCTGCTAAATCCAATTCTTGTTTTTTTGCCATAAATAAGTTTTAATTACGAGTTGAAAAGGTCATCAAATGCAGCCTCTACATCGGAGGTTGATTTGGAAACTTTTGGTGTTTCTACTACTCCACCCATATCATGAGATACAGATTTGTTAGTAGAAAGTGTTTCTTGTGTTACTGATTTTTCAGTTGTAGTTTGTGCTGCCTTAGTAGGGTCTAACCAACTTTCCAATACATTCTTCAACTCATCATAAGAAAGTTCTTGATACAATTCAGTAATAGCAGTTTGGTCATCAAGAAATGATGTTGCCTTGTCTGCATTTTCTGAAATCAGAGATTGATTAGGTTTAACTCGGAGTGTAGTTGTTGGATACGATGTTCCTGCATCTTCTGCAGATACATATTCTACGGTCAAATCTCTACCTTGTGTTGGGTCAGTAATATCACCATAATCAGGGTCTGCAATGTATCCAAGGATTTCTTGATATACGGTTTTACCAAATCCCCAAAAACGAACTCCTTCACCCTCTTCACCACGAACAATAACAGGTACGAAAGTTCTCAACTTTGGCTCCATAGCCTTGGCTGCTTTCCAATCTTCCTTATCACCCATTCTTTTTAGTTTCTCGGCAAATTCCACAATTGGGTCAGGTCTACCGAAAGACATAGGTGAAAGATAAGTTTTGTTATTAATATTGTAGTGAAAATAAAGTTCGATAAATGGATTGTCTTTGTTGAATTTATAAGGGACAATACGAACTTGATGTTTACCGGGAGTGGGTTTCCACAATGCATCGGTTTTCTTTTGTGTGTTTTGCAGTTTATTCAGTCTGCCTCTGATTGCATTAATGTCTAGTGCCATCTTGTTTAAATTTTTAGTGTTAATTAATTAATTTGTTTTATGGTTTTATTTACGAGTCTTTCCTACTCGCGGTGTGTAGATATAAATATACGATTTACCGATTTTCGTATAAGTTTTTTGGAATTACAAAGATACGAAAAATAGTTGGTATTACCTACTATTTCGCCCATTTTTTATTAGAAACGATTTGGGCAATGATTCCATATACTGATAAATCCATGTAGGTATCATTGATACTCTCACCCACTTTATCGGGCTGGCCTAATACTACCAATTGTTTCAATCTATTGATTTTATCGTTCATTCGGAACCACAATCCTGTTAAGGAAAGTTTAACATCATCATCGGTTTCTAATGGGGTTCCCACCGAAATATTACTCGGTCCGTAGTTTAATTGTTTTTTACAAAACAACTCATATTGAGTAAACATGATTGCCTTGAATTCATCCGTCATTTCAGGATACATTTCTTCAACTTGTTTGACTACTTCTGGTTCATCATAAGCAACCACTCGTAAATCATCTTCTTTTGGTAGAATATTCATTTGAATACTCTGTTTTTTTTCTTCTTTTATAACCTTTCTTTCCATAATTTATTTTTCCAATACCCATTTTAAGGTATCAATTTTAGTTTGTATTCTTAATATATTAATATCATGTAAGATATCTTGTTTCATTTCTTTTGCCAATGCAAGTTCTAAACAAGAAATCTCTACTAAAACATCCATTTCGGTTTTCATATCAAAATTTTTGAATTACCAACATTGCATCAGTCACATCTTCGGGTCTTAAATAACCTACCACATCACCCTTGGCCACTGGGTTATCGTAATGAATATCACCATCCTTAAATACGGCCAATTCATACAATCCCCTATTACCACCATAAGAATAAGGAGATTGTACTACACTCACTCCAAATCCATTATCAAAATCCATAGTAGCATGGATACCTCCATCCTTACTTGGAACCATTCTAAATTCTAAATCTTCAAATCTTTTCATTACCAAGATGCGTGATAGTAAAATTCACCAGGATAAAACGCCCTACCATTTTTATCAATAACTTGTTCGGATAACACACCTTCGAGTATTTCAATTGTATGGTTTATATCATGAAAATAATATTGGTCAATAGATGCATCACCGAAAAAGAATCCTTCTTGTGGTGGTAGGAGTTCTTCTGCCTTTTCTGGATTATCTTTCACTTCCTTACATAAGTTCAGTAAGTTCATCAAATCATCAATATCAACATAGTATGTACCACAATTATCATTACCATCTTGAACATTATCTACGAACCATTTGTGGATTGCATTTGCCTTTCGCCAATACCCAATTTGTTCCTCAACATAACTCACTCGGTTAGTTTGAATGTGGTCTACTGCATTTCCACCCCTCGTAACCACTACATTATATGTTTCTTCAGGAGATTGATGTTCCCATTGTTTAACATACGTCTTTTTTGATAAATACATATCTAGTCCCATAATTTTATTAATCTTTAGGTTTTACAATTACTTCTAAATTATTTTCACTAAAACGAAGTCCTACAACTTCGCCACCATTACCATTCTCATTGGTTTCTACCAACTCCAAAAACTTTTTAAGGTCTACTGCTCGGGTAAAAATACCACCTTGTGCGTATTCACCATCATAGGTGTCTTTCCAAAATATTACTTCATCAAACATAACTTTTATCTTTTAAGGTTTTACAAATATACGAATAAATTTTTACAATTCCAAATGGGTCATGACTTATAATTAAGTTCTAAAATGAGCACCGTATTGGGAATTTGATTTCAATCTATGTGCCCATCCGTTGGAGCGCTTACTATAATGGGGGATGATTCGTTGGGTTACGGTCATTTGGGAGGGTTGTCCGATTGAATCCCAATCCGATTCCCACTTGTTTTTGGAAAGTACCACTCCATCTTTCATTTTTACAAAAGTATCATCTACTTTTTCAATATCTTTGGGAGATACTTTACGAAAAATATTTTTACGATTTGGTTTATCTATTTCAATGAATAGTACACTACGAGAATTTGCCTTACAAACTTTAAGTTCCATAGAGGCAGTTTTACCATTTATCGAAACAACAACACTAACAAATTTTCCTACTAAATCTTGGATTTCCATATCGTTTAAGTTTTAAGTGATGGTTGATAACCTCATCAACCTTCAACATAAATGTACGAAAAAATATCGGAAAAAACAAATACTTTTGGAATTATTTTTCAGAAAATTCAATTACTTCAAATACACGAGTACTGATTTTCTTTACACCTTCGGTATTAGTCACAATAATACAATTCTTAAACATATCCCAATCAATAGTAAAGTTTTTATCTAGCTTACCACCGTTTAGTTCCTTTACTAATTCATTCAATGAATTTATAGTGTATAGGGTATTTGATTGTTTTTTCCTATGTACCAAAATCGTGTCACGAAGCGGATATGTAGGTTTATATTGAGTATCGATATTGTATGTAATAAATAGTTCCTCTAAATTTGATTTATTTTGAAGAACATAAATGTAATTATATACTAAATAATAAGTTTCTCTAATTCTCTGTAATGTATTTTGT